CTGAAAGGGGGCATAGTCTGGTGTTCGACACCGAAACATCGTCGCTCAGGTTACAGGTAGTTGGTGTGTGCCGCTCAGCTGCAGTGCAGATCTCGGCGTTAGTAGAGCGCTGGGTGCGCTGCAACGGGGCCGAGGAGACGGTTAAAAGACTCAAGGAGATGAAAGTCAACTTGCTACGGCACTATGCCGGTCTAGAGCCTATCCTCAGTTCTGAGCGGTGGATACGTTATCGTGGAGGAGCGCCTAAAGGCGCGTTTGGACTCCTATTCCACCTGCCTAACAGCAGGTTCAGGACGGCTTGGAACGCCATCATGGTGTACACCCAGTTGGTGTACTACGACCAGGAGGTGTTGGTTACCGAGGAGCAATGGGAAAACCTCGTTGCGTCAGTTACTCGGGACCCAGTACAGATTGTCCCTCTGATTGAGGGTCTGGCCTTGGTCCATAAGTTCCCTCTCGAGGTCCGCATCTCTGTGCCGGAAACGACCGGAGATAGTCTGCTTGACTACCAGACGCGGGACACCAAGAGAGCCCCTAACGCGACCGGCGACAAAACGGCGCCGGAACCCACGATGCTAATCGACACGTTGAACGTCCTTTGGGAAAGGACGGTCTGGTCGGTTGAGAACTGGGATATCCTCTCGGGCACCCTTGCGGGTGTCGATATGTTCGTGACTGACATGCTTGAGTTAAATCTTGCAGACGAGTTGCGGAGCGGGCCGCCCCTTGCGGAACGTCCCTTAATGGGCTCCATATCGCTCATACAAGAGGCAGGGTACAAGCTGCGCTTTGCTGCTAACCCACACCGTGTCTACCAGGCGGCTTTGCCACCGCTTGGGCGAGCTCTGTTTCGGGGTCTACGCCAAGTCTACCAAGACTGCACGTACGACCATGAAAAGGGAGTCCGTTTGGTGCAAGAGTGGCTACGACGGGGACTTCCCGCCGTGAGTATGGACTTGTCGTCCGCGACAGATCTTGCTCCGCTCGATCTGCAGCTTGAGAACCTCTCTCGCTGTGGTGTGCCTACTCGGTGGCTCCAGTTCTTGAGGTCAAC